ATGATTGAAATCAAAAAGAATACGGACCAAACCCGCCCTCAAAGCGAAGGTTCGTCGAAGAAGGTTGTCGGATTTTCCCAGGAAGGTTCTTTGTTGAAAAATTCCGCTTCTAAGAATTCGGTTCGGAATTTGCCCGCGTCGACGTCGAACTACGATCCCGCGATTCCAAAGGATTCAAGAGATACGATGACTCCGAAAGAAGTCGCGGCCTTGTTGAAACGCTCGGTTCGCAGAGTGGGAGATTATCGTAGAGAAGGATTGCTTGGAAAATTTTGGAAGCTCCGAGACGGAAGCGTTTTGTATTCCCGAATCGGCGTCGAAGAATTTTTTAGATCTCATTTTGTGGAATCGGACGATTCGTGCGAGTGATCGTGCGATTCTTTCGAAGAAACGGTCGGATATAAGATTTTAGTTTCGGTTCCTGCCTTTTATTTTAGACGAAGAGCGTTTGTTCGGATTCGAATTTATACGCTCAGTTTCCGTTTTGGCTCCGTTGGAAACCTCTCTGCATCGATTTAGTATTTAAGAATTTTAGAATGTTCTAATCCGATTGATTTCCGTGGCTTTTGAAGGTTTTTGTGGGCCGCGTACGGACCTTTCTTCGTTTCCGTTTTTGTCCATCCGAATTTGACCCGATCAATTCTACCGACAAACCAATCCTCAACCAAAAATGCCTTGTGTTTTGCAGGGAACAAAACCCGCGTTCTCCATTCTTCCCTGAACCTCGTTTCGTTTTCACATTGGGACCGAGTGGAAATTCCGGTCTATCCCGTTCGTTGGCGACGTAGATTTCCTCCGACTTGTGTCGTAAACTCGGCGCATCGGTTTCAAGGAGACGAATCGGAAACATGAATTTCGAAGATATAGAATCGGCGATGAACAAAATGATTACGGAGATCTTTAAGCCGGATCCCCCGATTCCTTTCGTTCTCGCGGATCAAACGAGTTTGCCCACTACGTTTCCGTACGGAACTTATAAAATCGTTCAGTTGAATCAGGATTCTTCCGCAAACGCATCGCGTAAAATTCAGGCGATCGATTCCGCGACTTTTAAGGAAACGTCCAGGATCAATCAAGCGGTTTCGCTTAACGTAATATTCTTACACGACAGTTTGATCGCGACTTGTTGGGAGCTCTCCGAAAAGTCGATGGATTGGTTCGATTCCAAAGAAGGAATGATCGAATGCGAGAAGTTCGGAATCACTCCGGTTCTCGTTTCTCCGAACATTCAGGACAAAACCGTTTTAACCGAAAGCGCGACGTATCTTTACAAGGCGAGTTTCGACATCGTATTCAAATTAAGAAAGTATAATGAAAAACAAGGCGAATCGACCGCGAGCGCACCAACGGTTGAATATCAGGAGGAAGCATGAGCGCACAAACAGTCTCTAAAATAGAGCCGATCAGTATCAATCTATTTCTTAGAAATACTCCGGTTTCTCAAATGGGATTCGGGTTACCTTTGATTCTCGGAATCAAAGCGCCAACCTATTCTTTACAAGTATCCAGCGGTCCGAGCGGACTGATCTGGAAATCGGCCACTTCGGGGACCGTGTTTATCCAAGTTAAATACGTCGTCGCAGGGAACAATACGGCTTTGACCGTGGTTCGTTCGGGAACCGGAACCGAAATCGATCCTTACGTAATTTCGGTTAACGTTGCGACGGATGCGGGCGGTCTTGCTACTTCCACGGCGCATCAGATTAAACTCGCCGCGGAGGCCGTTTCCAATATCGCGGGAGCCACTAAGATCGTAAACGTGATCGAGACTGCAAGCGCCGGAAGCGGAATCGTTTTCGCATTCGCTCAAGCTCCTCTTGCTTACGAAAGATATATGGAGATTTCCTCCGCGGACGATCTTTTGGAGTTGGGTTTTGTTTCTTCGGATAAGGAATATCTGCAAGCAACGAAAATCTTCAGACAAACTCCAAGACCGAAAACCGTCGCGGTATTTCTTCTAACTTCTTGGGCGAACGCTTCCGTGGAAATCGCGGCTTTGAGAAATTCGGGAAAGGACGCTTGGTTCAAGACGATCGCGACCACTCATACGAAGTCCGAAATACAGGCGTTAGGCGACTATCTCGCTTCCATCGAGAAGATGTTCTTCGCTTGCACGGACGATGCAACCGTTCTTACCGGAAGAAATTCCATCTGGGAATTCTTTACGCTTCATAAAAATCCAGATTCATTTCCGGAAGCGGCGTGGGTCGGAAATTCCGCTCCTCGAAGAGTGGGTTCGTATAACTACGCTTATCTGCCTCTCGACGGAGTGGAGAATTCCGGTTACACGAATTCTCAAACGAGTTCCATCTTTGCGGACAACGGAAATCTGATCGTGGACTTCGGTGGGAAACAGGTTCCTTATCCCGGTATTTCAACAGGAAACGTTTATGCGGACGTGGTAGAGAATCGTTCCTGGTTGAAAGCGCGATTGAATGAGAACATCACGAGTCTTTTTCTGAACTCAGACGTCGTTCCTTATACGATTCAAGGAATTCAGATGATCGAAGCGAGAATGCGCGAAGTGTTTTCTCAAGCGGGCGTTCAAGGAATCATCGCACCCGTTGAAAACGAATCCGACAAAGTCCGTTCCGATCTGGGAGATTATCAGTATAAGATCGATCTTCCCGAAACGATAGACGAAATTCCGACCAACGATCGCAACAATCGGATTCTTCCCAACATCACTTTCTCGTGCCGCTTGAGAGGAGCGATCAACGAAGTCGACATCGACGGCGAATTAACCTAAGGAGCAATCAAGAATGAACGGTATTTGGGATCCAAAGAAATTAAACGTGAACTGCAACGGACGAGACGTGTCCGGCATGAGCCAAGCGGACGGGTTCTTTAAAATCGAACCCGTAACGAAAGAGTATATTCTCTCTCAAGTGGGAATCAAAGGGGATTGGAACATCTCCGAAGTATATGACGGAAGAGTAAAGTTGACTCTGACTCTTATGGGTGATTCTCCCGAGAACCAATACTTCTTCGCATTGGGAGAAGGAAGACTTCCCTGCGTGTTTACGATCAAGGATAAGAGCGACGGCGGAATGTTGGGTTTCTCCGCGCAAGGAAGAGTTTGGGAAAGACCGAACATCGAAAAGGGAAAAGAATACAAGGACATGGTCTGGGTGTTTCTTCTTCCCGATTACAAAGGAGTGATAACCGCATGATGACGGATAACGTTTCGAAAGACTCGGTTCAACCGGAAAGGGTTTTCGTTAAAAAGGAATCGCTGGAATCGGAAGTTTCCGTTTTTCCATCGGAACCGATTTTGGAGACGATCGACGACGACGCGAAGGTCGCACAGATTCATTTCGTGGACGGACGCAGATATAAACTTCAACATCCGGGAAATCGTAAGGCTCTCCGTTGGAGACAAGAGTCGATCTCTTTGACCGAAGGACTCAATCAGGATAAACTGATGGATAAATTCTTCAAGTTCTGCGTCAGACCGATGGGTCATTCCTTCGAGCCTACGTTAGACATCATTGAGCCGAATCACGTGGAGGTCTGGCTGAATGTAGCGAATCGATTTCTTAAGTGGGAGTTGGAATAAACGATTCCCGGATCTGAGATACAACCCTTCCGCGGAAGAATGGATGAAGTGGATTGATGAAGAGATCGATCGTGAACTTTTCTTCTGGAAACCTTTCATCCTCGGTGCGGCGCAGTTTACAAGCAAGGAGCTCGAGGACGCGCCCACCGTTCTTTATATGAAAATATTGGAAGTGGTGGATCGCAGGAAAAAAAGAGAAGCGGAAGAAAAAGCGGAAGAACTGAAGTTTCTGGCGAAACTGATTCACGGTTCGGGTTTTTAGTCTCCGATAAAAAAGGATTGGAATAGGAAAGAATATGGCCGAGCGGGACGTAAACGTTAAGATAAAAATTTCTGTGGATCCGAAGGATTCCTTCACCCTAATTGAGAAGGACGTAAAAAAACTAAAGGATCAAGTATTAGCTTTTTCTGATGCGATGACTTTGGTTTCTCAAAGAGGAGTCAAATCTTGGAAGGCATTGAAGGATTCCGTTTCGAGTTTTGCGAGTAAGAAATCCGAATTATCGACTTTTACGGAACAGACAAAAAAGCTTGACTCGAGCCTGAGCGGGCTTTCTTCCAAACTGAAAGGAATGGCGAAATTGTCGAATCCGTTTTCGGAGATGGCAAGGTCCGCCGATGACGCCGGAAAAAAAGTCAAGGCTTTGGACTCGGGGTTGGCTACGAATGCCGCAAAGACTTCCCGTCTGAGCGGCGCTTTTTCAAACCTAAGCACGGTCGCTACGTTCGCTTTTCAACAGGTTATAGTTCCATCTTTTAAATCCGGAATCGAATTGGATAAACAAAGATCGATCTTAAAGAATCTGGCGGGAGACGGATATTCCAAACTTCAAACCGCGATCAATAACACGATTAAAACTTCCAAAGGACTTCATACACAAGCGGAACTTACAAAAATCGCGGATGACGCGATTCGATCGGGACAATCGATCGATTTTATCTCGAAGAATCTTTCCGGTCTCCAAATGGCAAGTAAGCTGACCGGGAATGAACTGTCTTCGTCTATGAGGCAGGCTTTTGAAGCGATCGAATCGGGTAATAACGAATTCTTAAAAAATAGCGGATCTCTTTTTTCCTCTTACTCCAAAGATTTCGAGAAGATCAACCGTTCCGGAATGTCCGAAGCGGACAAAAGAATCGCAAGGGAAGAGCTGATTTTTCAAGCGATCAATAAGAATAAAACATTACAAAATGCTTATGCAGAGGATATGAAAACAGCGTCTTCGATCTTGGAACGATTCGACGGAGGAATGAGCCGTTTATCGGAAAATATGGGAACGAAAATGGTGGAATCGATGAAACCTCTCTTCGATATGTTCTCGGATTTAATCGATTACTTTACCACGGGAGAAGACGCGTCCGAAAGACTACAAACGACCATGATCCTTTTGGGAAGCGTTGTCGTGGGAGTGTTCGGTGCGCTTGCGGTCGCCGCTTGGAGCGCAGTGGCTCCTCTCATTCCGTTTATCGCAGCGGGTGTCGCGATCGGTTTGGTTATCGGCGGGATCATTCTAATATTCAAAAACTTTAATAAAATGCTGGAAGCCGTAAAAAACGGATTCATGAGTCTTGTAAGTTCGTTTCAGAATTCCAAGATCGGATCCTTATTCGGTCTTTTGAAAGCGTCGGGAGCTCCGCCCGCTCAGACCGGAAACGTCACCAATGTGAACGACGCTCTGATTACAAAACACGGCGAGATCGTCAAATTTCACCCGGACGATAACGTCGTAGCCGTAAAGGACTTGGGAACTTTAGGAAATTCTAAAAAGAATCGAGGCGGATCCAATCCTATATCAGTAAATATCGCCAATTTAGTGTTAGGTTCTGCGAGCACGAAAGACGACGCGAAAGCATTCGCGTCTTATTTGGAAAAAGAACTGGATAAAATCGCGTTAAAGATCGGGATCGCATCCGGTCTTACGCCGGAAGGAGCATAATCATGGGAATGATAACGGGACGAGATACGATCGCGCTCACGGACGGCGATGTTGAGATCGAGATGAACGTTTCCTTCGATCTGCAATATACGTATCCGGCGGAAATTACGAAACACACGGTCGAAAAGGAAAAAGGAAAAACGATGCTGACGGACCATGTGATTCCGGGAAACAGAGGGATCACGTTAAGCGCTCTTTTATCTTCCTCGTTCGGAGTTTTGACCCTATCAAACAAAACGGTCGATGAAAAATTGGAAACGTTGATCGCTTGGCAGACGAGCGGAACCCTTCTTACGTTATTGGGTTACGGCACCGGCGGAATTATCAGCCGCGTTTTGTCGATGTTGCCTTCTATCTTTCGTTACGTTGAACCGGACGATCCCGATAAACGATACTTGGGAAGGTCGGTGGACGAGATTCCGAATCTTCTTCTGGGAGACATTTCCTTTTCCGAATCCAAGGACACGGGAGACGACATTCCGATTTCGATTTCCATTTTTCCGATTTTGATCGCGGAAGCGAAGACGAGAGAAATGAAGAGCGTGAAATCGGGCGGAAAGAAGCCGACTAAGGAAGTTTCCAAATCGGAAGAGCCCGTAAAATAATAAGGTTAGAATTTTAGTATATGCCAATATTCAAATATTTACCCGTCGATCCGAACGTATTTCCGATCCGCAACACTTACGAGATCGGTTCCAAAGATTACGAATTCGAATTCGCGTACAACGAAGTGGGGGATTTTATCACGGTTCTCGTAAGAGATCAGGACGGAAACGATTTGTTTTCTTCCCGTCTTGTGTATGGAGTTCCTTTTAATCACGTAGTCGTGGACGAGTTTCCGATTTCGATTCTTCTCAAACCCTTGGATCTCGAAGATCTTTACAGGGAAGAATATAAGGACATCCCCGTGAATCGGGGCACGTTGGGTTCCACCGTACAAATCTATATGGAGGACGTGTTATGACCGGAAATCCGAAATTATTCGGAAGAGTCGCTTCTCTGGAGATTCTTCCCAAAACGGGAAGCGGAAAAGAATTCACGTATCCTCCTTTCGACATCGAGTTTGAAACCGAGATCGGTCCGATGAATTTGACCACGGTGACCTTATACAACGTAAACCAAGATACGATGAACTTGATCGAAGGTAAGTCGAAAGGTGGCGGATTGCAATATCCGAGCGCGTTTTTAAACGCGGGTTATAAGGACGAGAACGGTCTGGTTGTGAGCGGAGAAGTGATTCGTCCTAAGATGACACAAGACGGAACGAATCGGATTCTGGAATTTCAGATCAGCGCAAACGCGGGCGCATGGTCGAGTTTTTATATTATGAAAACGTACAGTAAACTTCCTGCGATGACCGTGATTCTCGATATTCTGGATCGAGGCGATCTCAAGCCGGGAAGAATCAACATCGCCGATAATAAGATCATAAATTTCAGCGCCAATACTTCGTTAGGCGATTGTATCCGTCGCTTTTGTTCTTTGACCAAAACGCAATATTGGTTTCAAGACGGTCTTCTTCACATTGATTCTTTACAACCTCAGAAAAAACCGAGCGCGATTTTTTTGGACGATTCTTCCGGTTTGATCGGAACTCCGGAAAAAGAACAGACCACTTGGAAGATCAAAAGCCTGTTTCGACATAAATTCAAAAAGAATGTGATCGTCTCCGTAAAAGGAGGAGGTCTCGACGCGGATTGTAGGATCGTAAAGGGGAAACATTTTTTTTCCACTCTTAAATCCGAATGTTATTCCGAATTGGAGGTGTTGCCTTTATGAGTCTCGATGAAATGATTCTCGCCGCGATGCAAAAATCGCTTTCCAGGGTTCAAGTAGGTTTGCCCGGAATCATAGATTCCTTCAATCCGAACGAGATGACAGCTAACGTTAAAATTCCGTTTAAACAAAAGGACGGAGCGGGCGAGGAAAAATCCTTTCCGATTCTTTCCAACGTAAGGGTGGGAACCTTGTGGGCCGGCGATTTTTATATCAAACCCGATTACAAACGAGGGGACAAGGTTTGGATTTCCTTTTCCACGCACGATATTTCGGATGCGGTTCGCGGCGTAAGTTCGGTGGTTTCCGATTCCTTATTCGATCTTCAAAGCGCTTGCATCGTGAGCGGCTTTAAAGGAGAGACCGAGGCCCCGGCGACTACGGCGGGTCAATCCGGTTTAATCATCGGAAATAAAGAAGGTAAATCGCTCATTCAGTTGGAGGACGATCGTATCAAAATTCAAGGCGGCATAGCGGATCTTTCCGAATACGCGGTGTTAGGTGAAACGTTGGCCGATTTGATCAAAGCGATTTTGGACGTTTTTATAAACAACGCCGGAGCGTTTACTACGAACACCACTCTCGGCGCTCCCGCAGGTCTCGGAGCTTCGGTCGTAAATCAACTCACTATGAGAAAGGCGGAAGTGGATCAAATTCTTTCGAACAAGGTGAAGATAGGATGAAAGGAATCAAAATTGAAAACGGGGACGTCGTCCGTTTCCGAGGAAAGCCGGTAATATTGGAAAACGCCGAATATTATTCGCAAAGAATCAAACACGCGATTCGTCTTTCTTTGGGCGAATCCGTTTACGAACCGCTCGTAGGTTTGGATTGGTTCACGGTTTTTTCGACGAAAATTCCAAGAGAGCGAGTGTTGGTCGAGATTCGAAAAATTCTCATCAAAGATCCGGAAACCGTTTCGGTAAACAATATCGAAATCGTGGAATCGAACGATTCCGAAAGAAGAATTCATATTCAATTTTCTGCAAATACTATTTTCGGAACCGTAACGGAGGAGGTTTGATTATGGCCGGTGTGACTGAACAGGGATTTATTCGTAAGACAAGAGACGAAATTCTTTCCGATCTCGAGGAAAAATATAAAACGAGTTTGGGACAGGACATCGATCTTTCTATCTTGAGCGAGGACGGAATGAGAATGAGAATTCTCGCGGACGAGTTGGATTCCATCCATCAACTCGCGGAATCCGTTTTTTATTCCAACTTCGCGCATACCGCGACCGGCGCTTCTTTGGATCGGGTTTTGAATCCTTTAGGGAGCGAACGCCAACCCGCAAAACGATCCATTGTCGCATTAAAATTTTTGGGAGTGAACGGTTCCTTCGTCGACGTGGGAACGATCTGTCAAACCGGAAGCGGCCTTCAATTCATCACGATTCAATCCGGTGTGATTGCCGGAGGATTCGTGATTTTAAACGCGCAAGCCCTGAGTCTCGAATACGGAATCAACGGAGATGTTGCGGCTAACGCGATCACTACGATCAATACCGCGATCGCCGGTGTGGATTCCGTTACGAACCCGGAACCCGCGAGAGGAGGAAGATCGATCGAAACCGACGCCGAGTATTTGAATCGATTCTTAAACGAAGGAATCAACGGAGGTTCTTCCGCAGCGAACGTGCAAGGTGTTTTGAATCAGATAGAATCCGTTTTAACCGCGATCGTTTACGAAAACAATACCGACTTTGTCGATGTGGACGGTAGACCTCCGCATTCGATGGAAGCGGTGATCGAAGGAGGAACCCCCGAAGAGATCGGCGAAACTCTTTTGAGAAACTGGCCCGGAGGAATCGAATCTTTCGGCTCTCAAAACGCGACCGTTCTCGATACGAAGGGCGTTGCAAGAACGTATCACTTCAATCGTCCTGCCGACGTTCTCGCTTTCGTAAAGATCGATATCGTTCGAGATTTAGCTCTTTGGGTTTCGGGTTCGGAAACGATCGTTAAAACGAATTGTATCAAAGTAGTCGGCGGCGTCGACACGATCGGCGCGACTTCCACCGCTTTCAAAGGAGACGGAACCGGTGCAGACGTATTCTCTTGGAAGTTGATCGCGTCTCAGAGCGGACTCAGCGAATACGATTCCGTTAAAGTTTTAGGAATTAAATCCATGACTGCAAAGGTCGGTTTATCTTCTCCCGCGACTTTGGACGAACTTTCGATCAACAGTCGTCAAAGAGCGAAGCTGATCACGGCGAATATTCAGGTGAACCTCATATGACCGAATTGAATGAAGTTCTTCAAAAGTATCCTTCTTCCCTTTTTACGAGAGAGGAAGATTCTCAAATCGGAAAAAAATGGAAAGCCGATCTTGAATTGTTAAACGAAGCGCGTAACGTGCTCGAATCCTCCAAAGGAGCGACCGACTTCAGAACGCAGAGCGGTGCCATTTTGGATCTGATCGGTAAAAATCTAAAACAACCCAGAGACGGGATGGATGATTTTCGTTATCGGGTTTTTCTTTCGATCGCAAGACAAAAAAGAAAGTCGAAAGGCGATATTCATTCCATGAACGAGATCGGCTCACAAATCCTTGCGGGAACGGGAACGTTATATGAAATCAAAGAACTTTGCTACGGCGGTGAGCCGATGCTCTTGGACGCAATGCTTACTTTAAACGGAGAATATCCTCTCTCCGGAAGCACGAAACGTCCTGCAACGATCGAAGTCATTTTTTCCGGTTCGGTCGATTCGGTTGTGGTCGCCCCGGAGTTTAACAAAGCGATGGCGCAAATTCGAGCGGGTGGAGTGAAAGCGATCATTCGGTATCGATTTGAAATGTCCACGTTAGGCGGAAGACTTTACGGAATTTCCCTTAGAACTCCGTCGCTTGACGGAAGTTGGTCCTTGAACGGTTTTACCCTTTTGTCCGGCGAGAATGTTCGGATTCGTCCTTATGAAATCGCCTTCGGAACCGGAGGACTTACGAACGGAATTCCGAGAGTTCCGCAGATAGGCGACGTAGGATTGCAGCAAGAAGTCTATCGAAAGCTGGTCGATATACGTTACGATGCCGAAGGGAATCGATTCTTTCAAGCCACGCTAAAACAAGGCGAGGCTATCGGATATAATATCAACGAAGTCGGTCTGTTTGACGAGGACGGAAATCTTTTGTTTCTTAAGACATTTCCTTCCAAGGCAAAGGACTACCTAATAGTTTATGATTTTATAATAAAGGAGGAGTTTCAGTGATTCAGATACTTGCGAGAGAAACGAACGTAGAATTTGCGGGAACGGGAAGGTTCAGGATCGAGTTGCTTCCGATCGCCTTATTCAAAACGCATGAGAGCCTTTTGCAATACTGCGATCGGAAAGGTTACAAAAAAAGCGGGTCCGGTTTGGATTCGGAATTTACTCGAGAAGAGGATTTGAAACCGGTTCGAGATAAATTGAAGAGGTTTGTGGATCAGCCTTTCAAAGTATATGAGAAGTTTATCATATTAGAACAAGAATTGAGGAGCGACGATGGCGACGTTTAATCCTGTTAAAACAAGAACCTGGAGCAAAAATACTCCCGCGGACGGAGATCTGATTGACGACGAATTCGATCGTCAATACGAGAATTTCCAGTATTTAAAAGATAGAATCGACATGACCGATTCTAATTTGGTGAATTTTTTAATCCCGATCGGAAGTATTATCGAAGACGGTTTGAATCTTGCGCCGGCTTCCAATTTCAAAGATGCGAATGCACAAGCGATTTCAAGAACTTCATTCGGATCCTTATGGAATTCGGTTTACCGAGTTATCACCGGAATCGTTCCCGCAACGGATCGAATCAATTCGACGAACCACGGATGTATCGAAGGTCAGCTTGTAAAGTTTTCCTTTACGGGAGGTGGAATTACGGCTCTTACAAAATACTATGTTCGGAACCCAACCGCAAATGACTTCCAGATTTCTGCGACCTCTTCCGGTTCGATCATCGATCTCACTTCTTCACAAACGGGTGATATGATTACAAATGTTGAATATGGTTTCGGGGACGGTTCGACGACGTATAATCTTCCGGATCGCAGAGGGATTTTCGCGAGAGGTGCAGGTGTGCATGGGACGAGGGCAAAAGCGGCCGGTGGAAATTATGATGGAGGATCGGTCGGATTTGAGGGGCAGGATCAGATGCAGGGACATAGACACCCACAGCCTTCGGCTCAAGGTATTGTCGCAGGATCAACTTATCCGGCAGGCGGAACATCCTTCGCTGCAGCAGTAATCACTATTGGTGATCCATCGAACGATGGTACAAATGGAAATCCAAGAACCAGCAATGAAACAACGTCTGCATACGTTGCAGCAAGATACAAAGTGAGGGTGGTTTGATGTGTTTTATATCGATGCAAACTAATTTATTTTTTTCAAAAATGTTCACTCCAACGGAGCATTTTTTAAAAAAAAGGAACATGATAAAACCTTTTCAAACTCATTCTCGGATTTTAAGTCGATGGGTCGCAATTGGACCGAAAAGCTTTTCAGGAGGAAACTATGGCCATATTTAATCCGACAAAGACCCGAACCTGGGGGAAAAGCACGCCTGCGGACGGTGACTTGATCGACGAAGAAGTGGATCGGCAATATGCAAACGATCAGTATTTAAAGGATCGAATCGATCTTTTGGAAGGAAATTTTGTTTCGATTCAAGTTCCGTTGGGTGGAATTATCGAGGATAGTTTAAATTCAACTCCTTCTTCCAACTTCAAAGATGCGAATGCTCAAGCGATTTCAAGAACTACGTATTCTGCACTTTGGGATCTCGTTCGTAAAGCAGTTACCGGAATCGTTCCCGCAACGGATCGAATCAATTCGACGAACCACGGATGTATCGAAGGTCAGCTTGTAAAGTTTTCCTTTACGGGAGGTGGAATTACGGCTCTTACGAAATACTATGTTCGGAACCCAACGGCAAATGACTTCCAGATTTCTGCGACTTCTTCCGGTTCGATCATCGATCTGACTTCTTCTCAAACGGGAGAGATGATTACAAATGTTGAATATGGTTTTGGAGACGGTTCAACGACGTATAATCTTCCGGATCGCAGAGGGGTTTTTACGAGAGGGGCCGGTGTGCATGGGACGAGGGCAAAAGCGGCGAATGGTAACTATAACGCTGGAGCGATTGGATTTGAAGGACAGGATCAAGGGCAGAATCATGTCCACACTATTCCAAACGTTGCAGAAAGCAGCGGGACTGCAAATTGGAATTACGGATCAGGAACTATCGATTTCGTTACTAAAACCACGAGTCAACCATCGACAGTATCCGGTTTCGGAGCACCCCGAACCGGCGACGAAACAACTCCCGCCTACATTGCAGTAAGATATAAAGTGAGGGTAGCATAA